GGTAGGATCATGGGGACTAATCCTCCCCCCTTTCTTTATACTTTACTATCATGCGTCGTATCACTTCCCCAGATTCTCTATCCCCTATGTTTTATTTTAATTTCAACCCTAACTGTGCAGAATGGGACGAAATTATTGGGTTACATATTATCAGACTTTATATTGGTCTGATAGATAAATCTATCGTTGCCGCCATAACTAACTCTGGCGGGGGTATAACTAATAAGAATAGGATTAAGATTAGGATTCTTCGCTAACACTTAAGGGGGGCAATCCTGCCCCCTAAGTAACATCCCCGTTCGTATGGCAGGGACAGTGTTTTAACCGTCCCCGCCGCGCCCCCCCCGCCCCCTTAAAATCGATAACTACCCTAACCTACAGTGTATGTCTTTTTCGACCTTTATATAACACTATATAAAAAAAATTTTTCCGGTATAAAAATGCCCTATAAAGATCCGCAAAAACGAAAAGAAGCAAAAAGAAGATACTATCTAAGAAATAAACATAATATTGGTACAGGGAAAATTGACCCACAAGAATATCCACCAATAAAAATTCCGAGTAATATAAAAGAAACTCAGTATCCTGGTTATTATATTCATATGAATGGTCAACCTTATAGAGCACCTGGAAAATATGATAGATATGTAACCCTTAATGAATATGGAATTATACCTCTCAAAACTCATTTAAGAGGTAATCCTAGACATAAAAAATATCAATACCCTTCTATTAACGTATCAATCAGGAATGAAAATGGAAAATTTGTAAGACAAAAAAAAGTAAATATTCACAGATTAGTTGCAGAGACATTTATTCCAAATCCACATAATTATGATTCTGTTGATCATAAAGATAGAAATAAGCAGAACAATCATGTAAATAATCTTCAATGGTGTTCTATAGAAGAAAACAAATCATTATGGGAAAGAGATGATGAATATAAAAAGACTCTTAGTAAATCCAATAAAAAGGCAAAGATATAATGAATTATAAAAGACCTTATTGGAACTTCTGGAAAGTCGTTCTTGCTGGGTGGTTTATCAGATATCCAAAGACAATGCTTAGAATCACTTGCATTCCTCTAGGTGTTCTGATAGTATGGATATATAATGCAGTTGTCAAATAAAGGATGAGTAAAATATACCACATCTATGCAAAAGAAAAGTGCATTTATCCTAATGTATCAGAAGAGAAATTCGAAGATACATGGAATCAATTGAATAACATTATAGAGTTTATTGAAACGGATTATCATAAAAAGGATCTATCATTCGAAGAACTATCAGTTGATGAGAGACTATTCGATGATCCATCCTATTGACACTCCATAAATAATATCGTAGAATTGAATTTGAAATCTAAGTTCTTATGTCTAAAGGATTCACAGTAAAAACAAACGTACCCGCAAAAGAACCCGATTGGGATATAGAATCAATCAAAGAAAGAATGAAAGGTAAGTCTATTGTATTCTGCTTACCTGGTCGAGGATGTTCATTCACCTTCTTAAAGTCATTTGTACAACTCAGTTTTGATCTTGTACAAAACGGTATGAGCATTCAAATCTCACAAGACTATTCATCAATGGTAAACTTTGCCCGATGCAAAGTATTGGGTGCAAACGTACTCAGAGGACCAAATCAAGCTCCTTGGGATGGTCGTTTAGAGTATGACTATCAACTATGGATCGATAGCGATATCGTATTCAACAGTGATAAATTCTGGCAACTTTGCGATCTCGCAATCTCAGAGGATGGCACAGAACGTGAGATTGTCGCTGGTTGGTATGCAACTGAAGACGGTCGTACAACATCTGTTGCTCATTGGTTAGAAGAAGAAGAGTTCCGCCAGAATGGTGGAGTCATGAATCATGAGACCGTTGAAAGCATCAGTAAGCGCCGTAAACCATTTACAGTAGACTACACCGGATTCGGTTGGGTAATGATTAAAAAGGGAGTCTTCGAGAACCTCGAATATCCTTGGTTTGCACCTAAGATGCAAGTCTTTGAGTCTGGTAGCGTCCAGGACATGTGTGGGGAAGATGTCTCATTCTGTCTTGATGCAAAAGAAAAAGGATTTGAAATCTGGTGCGATCCTCGTATTAGAGTTGGTCACGAAAAAATTAGAGTTATCTGATGAATAAATTTAATGTTCTATACAAAGGGAGAAAGATTTATATAGATCTTTCTTATGAAGATTGTATAGAAATTATGGACGATCTTTCTCAAAAATTTTATGAAGGGGAAGACATTGATCCAAATCAAATTATCCTAGAACCTATTGGAGATTAATTATGGCACAAGTTAAAAAATCATTGTTAGGTCTTGTATTCCTTGAATCACATCCAAAGAACACAAGGCAGGGTCAGGGAAAAAATACAAAATATGCAGCGACGAGTCGTAATAAAGCTCGTAAAAAATACCGAGGACAAGGTAAATAATCTTTTGAGTGCTTAAGTAAAAATAAGCACTCTTTTTTTTACTCGGGATAGTAACCCCGTAAAAAGTTCTGATTTGTAGTAAATCCGGTAAAACAAATGTCAAAATCAACTGATCGAGACACTCAGTACATGTATGAAATATGGGGAACAAATAAATTATCAACGGACTATGGTTGTTTTCAGAAGAAGGCAATGTTACGTGAAATTAATCATGATGAAATAGTTCCAAAAAAACATAACTTTGAAGTACAAAATGAAGTACACAAAAAGATCCGCAATGATGATGATTGGGAATATGGTACATAACCTATTCCACTTAGAGAATGGACATAAATATTAATACATTTTTAGTTTTGATCTAAATGCCAATAGAGCGAGTAAGTAAAGGTTTCAAAGATGTGAGTATGACTTTTAAAGTCAATCCATTAAACATGGATTTAAATATTCTCAAGAATGAAAATGCAATTGCTCGCTCAGTAAGAAATTTAGTACTAACTAGAAGAGGAGAAAGATTTTTTAATGGATCATTAGGTAGCGGTGTCTCAGAATTGTTATTTGATATGATAGATGAAATAACCGCAATGAGAATAAAGAGTGAGATTGAAGATGTTATTAACACTTATGAACCAAGAGTGAATCTAATATCTGTCGATGTCATTCCTGATTATGAAGAAAATAGTTACAATATTATAATCAGATATAAAATAGTCGGAATAAATGCAACTCCTCAAGAATTAAGTTTTGTATTACTACCAACAAGATAAATGCCCTTAGTAAATTTCACAAATCTTGATTTCGATCAAATCAAAGATTCTATCAAAGATTATATAAAATCCAACTCAAATTTCACTGATTATGATTTTGAAGGGTCTAATTTATCTGTAATTATTGATGTACTGGCATATAATACGTACATCAACTCATATAATGCCAATATGGTGACCAATGAGGTCTTCATAGACAGTGCTACACTCAGAGAAAATGTAGTTTCATTGGCACGAAATATTGGTTATGTACCAAGATCGAAGAAATGTTCTGTAGCGACAATATCATTTTCTGTAGATACATCTTCATTTACAACCAACCCTCTTAGTCTCACATTAAAAAAAGGATTGGTTGCATTAACAGGAAATACAAATCAATCTCTATCTTTTTCAATTCCAGAAGATATTACGGTTCCGGTAATTGATAATATTGCATCATTTGACAATATAAAAATATTCGAAGGAACTTATGTTGAAAAAACTTTTACAGTTAACACTGGAGATTTAAATCAAAGGTTTATATTAGATAATGCTGGAATAGACCTACCAACATTATTTGTTAGTGTAAAAGACACTGAAAAATCAACAATAACAAAAAGATTCAATCTTGCAGAAAGTATTTTCAACGTTGATAGTACTAAAAAAGTATTTTTTGTGCAAGAGGTTGAGGATGAAAGGTATGAATTAATTTTTGGTGACGGTATTTTTGGAGAAAAATTAAACAATCTGAATTACATTACATGCACCTATATCATAACAAATGGTGAAGACGGTAATGGTATTTCCGATTTTTCGTTCAGTGGGAGAATAGTCGATAATAATAATACAGTAGTAACCGATGGTATATCATTAATCATTACGGATGAATTATCCTATGGTGGATCAGAAATAGAATCTGTAGAGTCAATTAAAAAATATTCAACTAAATGGTATGCTGCACAAAACCGAGCAGTGACATCCATAGACTATGAATCAATAATACCAAAAATATATCCAGAAGTACAATCTATAAGTGTTTATGGTGGAGAAGAACTAGATCCTCCACAATATGGTCGCGTCTTTATTGCGATGAAACCTATATTTGGTGATTATGTCCCAAATTCAATAAAAGATAATATCATAAAAGAACTTAGAAGTTATACCATAGCAGGAATAGTCCCTGAAATAGTTGATCTGAAGTATCTGTATATAGAAGTTGATTCAATTGTTTATTACAATAAGCAATTATCTCCGGGAGAGAATTTATTAAAAACAACTATATTTGATAATATTAAAAAATATGCAAAATCTGATGAATTGAATCGTTACGGTTCAAAATTCAAGTATAGTAAATTTTTACATTTAATAGACAATACTCACCAATCCATAACTTCAAATATTACAAGGATCTCAATTAGGAGAGATCTTACTGTGAAAGTAAATAGATTTGCTGAATATGAAATTTGTTTTGGCAATTCTTTTCATGTTAAAGATAGGAAAGGATTCAACATAAAATCTTCTGGTTTTTATGTTAATGATATTAATGATGTCGTATATATCGGAGATCTACCAGATGACGATTTACTTAATGGGGATGTATTTTTATTCTCTTATGATGTTAATACAAATACAGTAACCAAAAAGAGAACTATTGGAAGAATTAATTATGAAAAAGGTGAAATAAATATATCAGCAATAAACATATTCTCAACTCTGAAATCTAAAAATGGGAGACAAATCATAGAAATATCTGCCATACCAAAATCAAATGATATTATTGGACTGCAAGATATATATTTAAATTTAAGTGTAAATAGTATTAATGTTGACATGATTTCTGATACGATTTCATCTGGCGTGGATATTTCGGGAAGTCAGCATATATCATCATCTAGTTACAGTAACGGTTTACTTATAAGACAATAACATGACAGTAGATAGAGTAAAAGTCAGTTTAATAGTTGAAAATCAACTTCCAGAATTTATTAAAACAGAATTCCCTCTGGTATCAGAATTCTTGAAGGAATACTATTATTCTACAGATAGTCAATCTCTATCAAGCGATCTTTTAGTAAATATTGATAAGTATATAAAACTTGATTTCTTATCTAATGTACCAGAATCTGCAACACTAGATTCTAATGTCACAATATTTGATGATAGTATACCTGTAGTATCAACATCTGGATTTCCTGAAAAGTATGGTCTAATTAAAATTAATGATGAAATTATACTATACAAATCAAAAACAGAGACACAATTTAAAGAATGTGTTAGAGGATTTAGTGGTTTAGTAGAAGAAACTGGAAATTTAAATGACGACTTAATATTCCAAAAATCTTTTTCAAGTGACCATGTGATAAATTCTAAAGTTATTAATGTTAGTGGACTATGCTTTAAAATATTTCTAGAAAAAATAAAATCTCTTATTTCTCCAGGATTTGAAAATAGAGATTTAAATGTCGATGTAAATGAAAATCTTTTCATTAAACAGTCTATAGATTTTTATTCTTCAAAAGGATCTGATGAATCATTTAAAATATTATTCAAGGCTTTATATGGTGATGACGTTAAGATAATAAAACCTAGAGATTATATTTTAGAACCTTCATCATCAAAATATAGAGTAACAAAGGATCTTATTGTAGAAATTCTTGAAGGAAATATTTTTGATTTGAAGAATCGAACAATATTTCAGGATGAAGATACAAATAATGAATTTACTTTTGCATCTGCTCCAGTAAGTGATGTTCAGATAATGGAGCAGGGTAACGACAACTATTATATACTAAAGTTAGATTATGATTTTGATAAAGATATTGAAGTTAGTGGTGGAAGTTTACTAGGAGAATTTTCTATACATCCTAAAACTAAAATAATAGAATCGATAAGCAAAGATTCTTCAACGTTGACTGTTGTATCAACCTTAGGGTTTCCAGAGTCTGGGGAACTGATCTATAAGTCTTTAGAAACAAATCAGGATGTTATTGTTAAGTATTCATCTAAAAACTATAATCAATTTTTAGATTGTATTGGAATAGATGATAATCTTGATGAAAGTGCAGAATTAAGAATAAATTCGTATGCATATGGTTATTCAAATATAGAAACACAAGAACAAATAAAATTTAGAATATCTTCAATATCTTCCGATATTAAAATTTCTAATTTAAATACTTTATATGAAGTTGGTGATGAGATAAAAATAGAATCGTTAGGTAAAATTATTGAAGATGATCCAAGGGATGCAAATCTATTTTATAATCATAGAATATCTTATGATATATCAGATATTGAAGTTTTAAGTACTTCATTTAGAATAACAACAGTAGATGAAAATAATATAACTCAGTATGATAGTATAACACTA